CGTAGGTATGTAAATGGATGGGACAAAGCTACTCTTTTTAGTATGGTACGAAACAAATTTAGTGGCGAGAAGACTGTGATGGGTGATTGCGGAAGACCTTATATTTTGCGTGATCCCACGTGTCAAGTGCCTCTAGTCGCAATTCATAGTGCTCTACTTACTGGTGGAGAAGGGGGTGCTACGCCCCTTATACTGGAGGAACTTAAACAAGTGGAGGAGATTATGGATAGATTGATAGAATTTCCAGCTAAACCGTTGACTGACGAGATAGTAGAGTTTCAAGTTGAAGGATCACCATCTGAGCACTGGAAGTGTGAAGTCCAAAATTTTGGAAAAACAACGCTTAGAGGCGAATCTTTGTCTACATTTAATCCTAATCAATCCGCTATTAGGAGGTGGCTGCAACATAACGAATGGTGTGATGATAATTTAGTTAGTAGAAAAGGAATTATGGAAGGAGTACCTCTATTGGTTAAAAATGCGCAAAAAGGTGATATAGGTCGAAAGGGCATATCATTTGGACATTTTCGTAAATGTGTTACATTCTTTTCGGATAAATTTAAACATTGTAAGGCGAGCGTTTTTAGTGATGATGAGGCAATCAATGGACGATTTCCCATGACACCTTTGAACATGAAAACTAGTTGTGGTTATATTGCGAAATATTTCCATAATGGTAAGAGTGAGTTATTTGATAGGGATTCAGAAGAAGGAGAACCAGCGCATTATGTTTTGAGCCACATAGCTCGGAATAAAATATTGCCAGTTTATGGAGTTAGTTTTTGTGAGCGGTTGGAAGATGTCGAGCAAAAATTGCGACTTGGTGTCGTGCCTTTTATGTTGTGGGTAGCAAAACTTAAAGATGAAGTACGCCCGCGTGAAAAAGTCGAGAAGGGTAAAACCCGTGTTTTTGAAATGCCACCGCTGGAACACACCATATTATGTAGGAAGTATTTTGGAGACTTTATAAACTGGATGAAAGAGCAGGATCCGTTTGTTTCACATTGCGGGGT